CTTTACTAATGGAGGAAATTTACTTTTAGGTACTACTACCGACAACGGAGAACGCTTATACGTTTCTGGTTCAATCCGCGCTACTGGTTCAATTACTGCAAACTCAGATGCTCGACTAAAGAAAAACATTGAGCGCATAGAAAACGCTTTAGAAAAAGTAGAGCAAATTTCAGGCTATACTTATAATACTATCTACGATGAAGATCGCCACGCTGGAGTAATTGCTCAAGAGATTGACAAAGTTCTACCTGAAATTGTAAACAAAGGAAACGATGGTCTTATGGGTGTTGAATACGGAAACATATCAGCGCTATTAATTGAGGCGATTAAGGATTTGAAAACACAAAACGATTCTTTACAAGCAAGATTATCAGCTTTAGAAAAATAGTATGGCTTTACAAAGCGGTGGACAGATGTCCTTTGCAGATGTGTACAATGAGATAACGGGGGAATCTTTACCGAATCCCCCTATTTCTATTACATTGGCTGAGCTTGGACAATTACAAAACGCTACTGGCCAGACTATTCCTTTAAACCAGTTTTCTCCTTATAAGCCAGATGGTGTTTTACCTACGGTTTTCCCAGATGAATGGTATAGATATTGCCAAACTTGCGGAGTTCCTAAGCCATTTCTTCAGATTAATAAAGCAGCTAGTTCAACGGCTAACGCTGGCGAGTTCTTTAACTTCTATATAACCGTTACCAATAACGGAGAAGCTTCAGCGACTGGAAACATTTACATTTACGATACGATTCCAAATAATATAATCATAAGCTCCGTAACTGGTAGCAATATGACTTATACAGTATCTGGACAAAACGTAACGATTACTTATACTGGTGGATTAGGCGTAGGACAAACAGTAGGTTTTTATATTATCGTAAAGACTTTCTATTCTGGAACGTTTTATAATCAAGCTTCTTGCAATGGCGGAGGCGATAATACAATCCGCTATTCAAACACGACTGCGACATCAGTAAATACGGCTACTTATACAAGCACAAAGACAGAGCGCAGAGATAGAACACTTCAGCGTAATAACTGCGGAGATTTCGGAACTGGATCTTACGTTCAAGTTTGGAGTCCTTACTTTACTAATACATATACAAGCTATATTAGCCAAGCAGATGCAGATGCGCAAGCGACTAATCTATCGGTAACGCAAGCCAATAACTGGCTAGATGCTAATGCTCAGGCAGTAGCAAATAGTGAAGGTACTTGCGGATACCAATATCCTACACTTCAATTAGATTTAAGTGGAGCTACTGAAATAACAAAAGATAGAACTGGTAATATTAATGTAAGAATTAGAATTGCTACTCAGCCAACTTCTGGAACTTTAACTATTACTCTTCCTTTGCCAACTGGAATTAATTACAATGATATTGTTAGAGTTCCTTCTGGATGGTCATATACTGTGCCAAATTTATCTATTATAATTATGACTACTAGCCAGTCATTAAATGTAGGCTATGATGATTATTTAACTTTTAAGTTATATGGTGCAAATGTAGGTTCATATTCATTAATTGCAAATGGTAGCGGAGGCGGTTTAGCATCTTCTGTAAATTCTAATTCTTGGGCAATATCAGTAATAAATGTAGCTACTTATAGTATAGCTCAATCATCTCAAAATTTAGATTATACTTATCCAGTAGGTACATCGACTGCGGTTTTTGCAGCTCCTGGAGATCGAGCTTATTATGATTGTACATTATATATAAACAATGGAAGTTCTGGATCTGATACTGTTCAAATAAATGTAGCTATTCCTTCATTTTATCCAGGCGCACAAGCTCAAGTTATAATATCTGATACAAGTGCTTTTGAATATACTTATAATTCAATCAGTAACTTTATAAATATAACCAATAAAAAATCTGTTGGAGGTTTTTACACTTTTAGGGTATATCTTCCTATGGATATGAATTATTTTAGAATTGATACTGGAGAGAATTCTCCATTAATTGTTAATTCTACTGGTCAACAAATTGATCCTAATCAATACACTACTTTTTATTTATATATTAATGGGGTATTTTTAAGTCAAAAAACTGCTTTAATTAAATGGACAAATAACTTTGCAGTACAGTTTAAATATAGTTTTCAAAATACGCCATCTAATCTTTCTAATTTACAATTAAGATATAAACGAGCATACGAAAGTACTTATACTGCATTAACTATTTCTCCAACTCCTTCTAATCATGATTTTTATATTACTAATATATTTTTTACTGATGTAACTAGAGGAACTGATAAAGCAATGTTTTCATATCCATATTTGGAAACAAGAAGCGAAGGTTTCCCTTCAGTAGATTATCAATATTTTGGATTATATATTTATTTAGAACTATATTATAATGGTACAAGAATACAAGAAACGGTAGATGTAAATATTGATTCAAATGAAAATTATGGTATTTGGGTTAGAAGCTCAGGTAAAGATCCAAAATTAAGATTTGCTGAGATTAATATTAAAGTAGATTCTAATGGTAATTATATTCCAAAATAAAATATAATTTTGCTATTTATTAGAGAACCAAACAACTAACGTAATGAAATTAGATTTTAACTTTGACTTTTTAGGATTAGACGAAGTAGCTTTTGAAGGTGGAAACGCTGGGAAAATGCTTTCTGGAGCATTAGCTGGAGCAAGCAAAGGAGATGCTTTAAAGTTCTGGGATTGGGCAAAGAAGTTATTCAAAGGAGAAATATTAGATTTAGATAAGTCTGATCAAGAAACTTTGAAGACATTTATTAAGGATTCAGAAAGCTTTACCGTATTGGCTAAAGCTCAACTATTAGAAGTATTTATAAAAGATTAATATGATCGTATTCATCGAACCAGTTCAAGGCGTTAGAGAGATAGCTGACAGAGTAGAATTAGACGTAATTAACTACGCTTTAAATTCTCCGCAACAGACTCTATACTTCTGTATGCAAAGCCAGTTTAACAAAATGATTGAGCAAGGGAATTTAATTATTCCAGAGTCTATCGTTTCTCAATGGGGCGTAGATGATTCAATCATCGTAGATTGGGCGTTAGATACTTTAGGACTTACTCCAAGAATCGAAGAACTTACTCCAGAAGAACAAGCACAAGTAGTCCATTTGTAAGATATGAACTTCGATTTTGAGAACGTAATTTTTCCTGCGATTATATCTGGATTTTCTGGCTTCTTTGGCTGGCTTGTTGGTCGCAATAAAGAGAAAGTAGAGATTCAAGGTAGCGAGATTACCAACGTTCAAGAGGCGATAAAGATTTGGAGAGAGATGGCAACTGATATGAAGGCGGAAGTAGCTGAACTAAAAGAGAAGATTGATACGCTAACCACAGAAGTACATACGCTCCGAACAGAGAACGTAGAACTTCGCAACAAGCTAGAGCTAAACAATGAAGGTAAACGCAACAAGCGCAAAGGGACTGAACCTGATCAAACAGTTTGAGGGATTCCTAGCTAAGCCTTACAAATGCCCAGCTGGCATTCCTACAATTGGCTACGGAGCTACCTACTATCCTAACGGATTAAAGGTTTCGATGACAGATAAAGCAATAACTGAAGGCCAAGCCTCCACGATGCTTATGAATATGCTAAGAAGTTATGAAAAATCAGTTGATTCATTTTGTCGCGATGATATTAATCAGAACCAATTCGATGCACTGGTTGCATTCGCTTATAATGTGGGCGTCAATGCTTTAAAAGGTAGCACATTACTAAAGAAAGTAAATAAGAATCCGCAAGACGTTACAATTCGTAACGAGTTCTTAAAGTGGAATAAGGCAAACGGCAGAGCTTTGAAGGGTTTGACTAATCGCAGAATAGCAGAAGCTGACTTATATGAATCTTGATCAATACACTAATGTAATTAAGGCGGTAACAATGTTACTGCTTTTGTTTTTTGTGGCCTATATTTACAAGGACTGCAAGAATAAGAAGGTAATTACTGCCGAAAAATCCACAATTCTCCCAAGCAAAGTTTATGAAACGCAAATACTTAAACTCGATTCCATTACTACTCGGATTCCTTATGCTTACTCAGATAGCGAAAGGACAAATTTCCTACTTAGATACTCCAAAATACGGTAGACAAATCTGCGTACCAGTAGAGTTTATGGATACATTAATCCACGACTTAAAAGAGCGCAAAGTTTTACTAAAGAAAGATTCAATTTCTAAGGCTTATATCTCAATCCTAAGCGAAGATAATGGCGCAAGGCAGACAAAGATATACGAGCAAGAAAAATCTATACTTATATTGCAAAAGAAAAAGGCGCGTAATGGCTGGCAAAGAAATGTGTTTATTTTGACAACAATCTTTTTAAGCTATTTATGTATAAGATAGAAATCGAACCAGTGAGTAAAAATCAAGAAAACGAACTGACTACAATTAAAATGCTTGGCACGATGCTAGACATTTTGGAAACTGTAAATAGCATGGACGATGGCACATTCGTTTTAAAGATGAAGCTATCGAACAATATTGAGTTTCTTGTAGATCAATTAATGATGGAATATGAGCAACAAAGTAAGTAAGATAGAGCATATTCGAAGCCATTTTTACGCAACGAATTTGACACGAGTTGACTTTGAAAGGGAAAACTGGGAAAGCTATGGCTATGCAAGCCAAGAAGCAATGCACAGAAAAATGTCCAGGTATAATATTTCTGTAAAGGCACGATCTGAATATTTTAAATCTACAAGACCTTCTGCAAAAATTGAGAGCTTTGACTTGGATCATATGGATAGCTTTGGCATTGAACCTGGCATCGGAAAAGAATACACAAGCGCAAGGCTTCCAGAGCATTTAAAAAAGATTGGTATACTATCCGACATTCACGTTCCTTTTCATTCGTTAGAAGCGCTTACTTGCGCTATCAGATACCTAAAGGAGCAAGAGATAGATTGCCTTTATTTGAATGGGGATACCTTTGATTTCTATTCGATCAGCAGACACGAGAAAGAAAAAGACTTGCGCGACTTTGTTCGAGAGATTGAAATGTGCAGAGGCTTTATGCAAAAGCTTAGAGATATATTCCCATTAATACCAATTTACTTTAAAGCTGGAAATCACGAGAACCGATACCAGCGCTACTTGTATGCACAAGCAGAAGAGTTCGCTGGACTAAATGAGCTTCAGTTTGATAAGTTCTTTCGGTTAGATCACTTAAAAATTGAGTGGGTAGAAGATTGGCAAGGCATGGAGATGGGCGATCTGCTTGTTTGTCATGGTCATGAGATCATGGCTGGAGGAATGAATCCTTCGCAGACTACATTCAACAAGACTTTCTGCAATACTTTGATTGGCCACGTTCACAGAACTACCAGCACGACTAAGAAGGATGGATTTAAAAACTTCATTCATAGCTATTCGACTGGATGCCTTACCCATTTATCGCCGAAATATTATCCATTCGCCCAGCATAATCATGGCTTTGCTTTGGTAGAAATCACAGAAGGTAAATCAAAAGTGCAGAACATTATGATAAAAGACGGAAAAATAGTTTAGTTTTGTATTGAGTTTTTCATAAAATAGGTTTAGAGTTTCCTTAGAAAGCCATTGGATTTTATC